CTAGTGCGCGCTAACAGCGCCACTGCCGCCGATCACGAACGATCGGGCGTCGTTGCCGGGCCAATCCTGTTGATCGCGACGCTTCCACCACCCGGCCTCTACGTTGCGAACGGGCAGTGCTTTGAGGACGCTTTCAAAGTGACTCTTGCGTCTTGCGAGGCTATCCGGAACGAACACGTGAACAACCTCTGGATCGCTATCGTACGAGACGAAGGCGAATGCAACGCCATCAATTTCCACCAAGAGGGCGCGAGCGTCCCCTTCCCGGCGGATCTTGCCGTGAAGGCTGTGCGCCAGTGTGGGCAGTTTGGTCCGCAACGCCACCGCGGGCTGCAGTTCCGCAGGCGATTCTAAGTGCTCCGGACTCAAGGGGCGGATATTCATGGGAACACTCCCGTGACGCTAATTGGTACGGCTACGACATCATCGCCGGTGGGAAGAGTGAACGTCCGTGTGCCGGGTGTGCCGTCTGGCCACATAACAGCAGTCGAACCATGCCACGGGGCCACGCGCGGCGGGGCTACATTCGATACAAATTCCACTGCACTGACAGTCTGGTTGACTTTGCTGGGGACGTGCGGCCCTGCAAAAGCCCTGGCGGACAGGCCACCAATACCAAAGGGGCCTGCTGTCTTACCCCACAATTCGCTAGATAGGACAATACTAGCTGCTGCCTGAGGCTTCGTGTAATGGTGGTACATTTTTCTTATCTTACAAAAAGTAAATTGCAGCAACCGTTTAGAGCAGCATACACGGGAGCCGGGCAACTCAAAAATGCGCCTGATTAATGTTGCGCCTAAGAGCTCTCGTCCGGCAACGTAGGGCTAGTCCCGTGTTTGACCGAGCTACTTGCGGGGCGTACCAGCCCAGCTCGGGTTTTAGCGAGTGCGGCAACAAGGTCGATGCCGCCTTCGGCAAGCGCTCGGGCGCGTTTCGCCTCACAAGAGGCCGTCCATTCCGCAGCAAGCCGTTCAACGTCGGAACTGGTTTCGGTTCCGATCTCCACCTGGTCGAATTTATCGTCTGAACCAGACCGGAACGCGAGGATACGGCGCGCGTCTTGCAGCGATATGGGGCCGCGGTGCCAAGCCTCGACGTATGGAATCCAACGTGGGTAGTGTGCGCCGCCGCGCGGCGGATGGTATAGCGGTGGCATCCAGCACTTTCCTGACTGCAGAATCAACGCAGCCTCGTTTAACCGATCTCGTGCGATCTCGAATACGATCGTCAGGGGATGGCACTGCGAGAAGAATTGATGCCAATGCTGCGCTGCCCAATAAACGTCATCTAGCGCGGGTGAGTGGAAGTCGAACAGACACACACCACCGAAGCGATAGCCCGCATGGCCGACGTCCTCCGAAGTTGTGTATTGCGAGGGGATCGTGCCGTCATTAGGGCGGATTGCTCCGTCAGCTAGGATCGATTTAAGCCCAGCTATGTCGGTTCGGTGCCATAGCGTATCGGGTTGCCGCAGTACTGGCATAAGGTGCGCGACGCGCTCGCGCCCTTCGGCCACCGAGTTCCTATATTGCGCGTCGCTCATCATTGCCCCACGGCAGCAGACGCAGCGCCGGGCGCAGATGCCGACACGGCTGGCTGCGACGTAGTTGTCGCGTATCCGCATTGCTTTGACGATCGCAGGCTGTCGAGCGCCTGGCGCCGATCGCTGGCGCTTTTCATCGCGGCGTCCTTCTCCATCACGTTTCCAATCCCGAAATCCCCAAGGAAGGACAGGACCGAGCGCCCGTCGAACTCGCTCTCCTTGTCGACATGTGACACGAATCCGTCGACGCGAGCGATTTCCAAATCGATCTCCCGACAACTCATGGTGTTGCGTTCGTAGTCCGTCAGACTCCCCATCCGCCCATAGTTCTTCGTCGCGCACCCTGCCAATACAAGCAAGGCCGCCACCGCGGCCAACCCCGTTGTTCTCATTCTTGATCCCCGAAAGTCGTTGTTCTTTGCCGTGTGAGTCAGTGAACTCAAGCCTGTGGGACGTTCGCGTGACGGAAGCGTACGGTCAACGCACGTTGTCCCGAACGCCAGTCGTATTCGACTGCAGATGCTCACGCTCAAACGCCTCGAGCTCAGGAAGCGGATACAAGACCTTGCGGCCCATCTTTATAAATTTGGGCCCGTAGCCTTGCACACGCCAGTTCGAGAGGGTGTTCTTCGAAACCCGGAGTCGCTCGGCGGCTTCCTCGGGCAGCAAATTAATCGGTCGTTCCATTTCCCATCCCCTCAAGTGAAAAGCCGCGCGGGCTCTCAAGCCAGCGCGGCACGGTTACGCACGCGACGCCTACACCCAGGCGCGCGGACGGTCTGGTAACGCTTTGCCGACCTTGATGCGCGATCGATCGGGCTCAACCTTGGCAGCCTTGACGTGAACTCCCGTGTGGTCCTCGAAGGCGTCGCCGGCGGCCTGGAACATCAACCCGAAAAACTCGTGTTCCCGTGGGACGTCGTACCGGAACCAGTCGCCGGTGTGAATCCGCTCCATCTCGATCCGCGTCCACAAGCCGCCCACCAACACCTCAATCGAATAGAACTCGTCAGACGAATTGCCGGCTTCTTCCCATTGCTCGCGCTTCATGATCAACCCCCGATTGGCCTATCCGGTCTGTCTAGTGACCGTGGTGTAACTGTAGGTGTGTCGAGGTTTTTTGGCAAGAAAATTCTAACATACAAGTATTTTGTAGAATTTGTTGCTACGTTCGCAACGTGTTACGAATTTAGCAACAGGGGGCTAGTTCTACGCCCCTCACACGTGTGCCTGCGTCAGCGGGGACGGCGCGCGCGAAAAATACACTGCGCTTGCATCGTGCTCGTGCTGAAGCTGGCTTCGCCAATGCAATAGACCGTCGTGGCAGCCGACAAACTGATCCTAGTTACGGGAGAGGTAAGGTATTGCCCTTGGCCGGCCGGAAAATTCGACCCGTACAGTGCATATGAACCGAACCCACCGAGAGTTGCAGATGTGGTACTGATGCCGGCGATGTATTGAGTCGCGGTGGTGGTTCCCGCCGGGACGAAGTTGATGATCGCCTGCACATCCCAATCGCCGGCGGCCAATGATTGACTCACCAGATTCGTGTAGCTCGCGTTCGTTAATGTAGTGAGCGTGCCCGATGGGTTCTGAAACTCGCCGACGCTGCCGGCCTGTGCGTTGTCGTTGGTGGCGGTTCCCTTGATTCCGATCGAACTGGTCGGGCTGATAAGCCCCGTCGCGCTAATGGTCGTCGCCGCCACGGGCTCGGGCGTAGATGATCCGTATCCGGCAGTGGGCGGCGACGCGAACGTATTGGCGACAAACGCAGTCGTCGCAAGCTGGGTCGTGTTCGTCCCTGTCGCAGTAGTCGGCGCGGTCGGCGTGCCGGTGAAAGTCGGCGACGCCAGCAATGCGTAGGATGCCGCGGCGGTGCCGCCCAGCGTCGCCGCATTGATGGACGCGTTGCAGCCGATCCCGGTCCCGCTTGTGTAGTTCAGCGCACTCGACGTCGTGCTGCAGCCCGGCATGCTGTAGGCCGTTACGTTTGCGGTCGAGCCGGTCGCATTTGCGAGCACCGTATTGGCCGGCTGTTGCGCGATCTGGCTGAGAGCGATGGCGTTGGTAGCGATCGAAACAGTAACGCTGCCGGTGGCGCCGCTCGCCGTGACGCCGGCCCCGGCAACGATGGAGTCCACGATCGACTGCCACGACGGCGCGCTGGACGCGCCTGTGGACACGATCGCTTGCCCGGCGGTCGACCCCGTGGGGTTGAGCATGGGCGGCGGCACCGTGGTCGCGCCAAACGAAATGGCGGAAAACAGCAGCGCTGTGAATGCTACGAGGCGCTTCATTGTCCTCTCCCTGTCAATTAGGGCACACAACAGAACGGAATCCGGCACCGCCGCTATTGGCCGCGCCTACCTGAAGCTGCCGCAACCCAACGCCCGGCATGTACACGCTCACGCTTTGGCTGCCGGGTGTAGTAAGGACGCTGAAGGCCTGCGCCGTAAGGGCGTTGTCGACTATCGCCACGGCTTGGTTCCCGAACTGAAGAACGGGGCCGCCGGTGCTGGTAACGCTCTGGACCGTTCCCGCCGATCCGATAGTCCCGCTAGCGCCCCCACCGAAAGCAAGCGCCGAGTTAGGGGGAAGATCGATGGCCGGCCCGGAGAAATTGCCCGCGCGAAAATCAATGCCTCGAGCCAAGGGCACGCTACCCGTAGACCCCGCGAGACGAATCAAATCGACAGCGGTGGGCGCCATGCCGGTCGGGTTGCTGTCGTCCCCGAACTGGATGCCGTTCTGCCACCCGGCGCCGCCTACTTGCTTGACGATGTATAGCCCCGCGCTGATCACGGACGCGTCCGCGGTGCTCGTGGAAACGTCGACGATCTGAATGCCTGTCTTGCGCACCACCGATCGTTGCGCGTCGGTATTTGCTTCGAAGCCGACCATTTCGGCCGTGGCGGCTGCGGCAGCGAGAACTTGCGCATAAGCATTCATCCCCGATACGTTTCCGGATCCGCTCTGCAGAAACCCGAACCCGCACGAACCGACTAGGAATTCGCCGGTGTTGGCCCCGCTGCTGGTGATCTGCGCGGTGAACGCTTGCCGGTGCCCGTTACCATTCGTACGCGTGTGGTTGACCACAACGCCGTCCACAAACACCCCAGCGCCCGGCGACAAGCTTTCGGTGAAATCGGTCTGGAACACCGGGATCGTGCCGGCACCGGAATGCACCATGTGATACGTGGCGGTCGTGTCGCTCCACGGGAGCAACCTTCCGTCGACGATCTGTGAATCCCCCACGGACTTTGTGGCAGGCGCGAATATGGAAAGCGTCGTGCCGCCAATGCACCACACGCGGCCGGCAGGAATCGCCGCATTGAATTGCAGCTGCGTGCCATTGCTGATCAGGCTATACGTGGCCGGGTCTTGCGCCACGCCATCCATCACCACCGTGCCGAGATTCCCCTTGGAGCCGTACCCCCGGGACAGCGTAACCGTCGTGGAAGAATTGATTGTGTAATCGACGCCAGCGGTCCATGACTCGTTGCGAAGATCGCCCGCGCCCACGGACGCGGGCAGCGGAATATACGTGAGGTTGCCGTTCGAATCGAAGCCCAGCATCAGCCCCGCGCGCTGGGCCGCCGGCAGCAGTGTGGGCGGCAGCGGTTCGTATGTCGGGAACGTGATGGCGTGCCCGGCGATCTCGTTCAGCTGCTGCAACTCCATCGTCAGCTGATCAAGCGCCTGCTCGTGCGTTGCTGCGGGAAACGGATCATTCGGGACGTAGTGCACCAGCTGCGTGAATGGCACGTTACGCAGGATGGTGAGCGTCTGCGTGGCGGTCGGCGCGACCGTCGTGCTGATTGATCCGCCGCCGACCACGCCCGCTCCGGTCGCCGTGTAATCGGAGTTGAGCACGAGCATCGCCGTGGTCGGCGGCGTCGTGCTGGTGTCGGTGCGCAGCACCTTGATGTGCGTGTTATCCAGGAAGTAGAACGGCACTGGGAATAGCGTAGTAGCGCCGTTGCCGCGGTAGTCTGCCCGCGCGATTGAAGACTGGACTGTCATATCGTGTCCTATACGTGCTGCGGGCCTTATCCATTGGGGGCTCCAGGTTGAGAGAAAACTATCGTTGCGATGAGTTCGGTTGGAGTGCTTTTCCAACCGTAGTTGCCGTCCCTACAGTTGCTGCGCTTTGTGCAAGCGATCGTACGGCAGGCGCTGATTGCGCTAACGCACTTCCAACGGCTCCAGTAGCAGCGCCGGCGGCAGCACCTGTTATGTAGGACTTCAGAGTTTCGCCAAGAATGGGTTCAAACCGATCCCAAAAATCAGAAGGTGACTTAAAGTCGCCTTTCACATAAGCATCCATTAAGGTCATGCGCAATGCTGTAGGCAGGGCGAATGCTCCAGCCATAGCTGTAACCGCCGCACCAGGGCCGGTTTCCGAACCACCCAGGGCACCGCCCGCGGCACCTACCATAGCAGCCGGCGCGTCGCCGGCGAACTGCGCGACGTTGGCTGCAAAGCGCTTATACCAAGGCTGGCCGGGTTGCATCGAAACATCCGGCGCCTTGCCGCGGGATATAAGCCCCGTGACAGAGCTTTGCCAGCCCGCGTCAATAGCTTGGCCCACACTCATTTCATTGTTCCGCGTCGACGTCGCTGGCCAGGTGTCTCGCGGGACTCTCACTCCGAAATGAGCCGCGACCTCGTCCGTCGAAAATCCTGCAGAATGCAGTTGCCTCATTTGCTTCGTTTGCCAGTCTTCAATTTCGTCAGAGTTGAATCCTGCGGCTCGAAACTGCTTGATCTGAGCGAGGCCTGACGGAATTTCCTGATCAGGCATGTTGTCTTGGTCACTCATCGCACCCCCCAATTAGCCTATGCCGGCCAACGATGCGTTCACGGACACCCCGACGCCGCTGGTGATGGCCGCACGCACGATGCACGCCGGCAGTACAACCGGCGAAACCGTGAACGGCAGGGTGGTTGTCTTGACAGGCGCATTTCCTGCCAGCGCCCCGACGTCGCACCAAGTCCCGTCCGGATGCTGAATCTGAAGGCTGATCGTTGCGCCGCCGGCGATACCATCTGCCAGAAAAGTGTAGTAGCCGCCGCGGATTGCGACGCCGTTACCGGTGGCCGACAGTCCGTCGCCAAGGTCATAGACTTGTGAATCAGCTCGCACGATGGGACTCCTTAGTCGAAGATGTCGTAATCGGTGGAACGTGCGACGTGCTCGCGATTCTCACGTTCATTCCGGTACGTTTCGCGCGACGGCTCGCCCCAGCGAACACCGACTTTCATCGGGTTGCGCTCGGGTTGACGATCATCACCAAGCAGGGAGTAGTCGACGTCCGCGGCCTGTCGTGTGCGCGGACCCTGCCGGCGTTCTTTGCCGACCGCCAGCTCCGCGCCACCCAGTCCAAGTACGCCGTATTGCAGCGCGTCCTGAATGTGGCTGTACATGTTCTTCGTCGGCGTATCGTGGAATTGTGTGCCGTTGCCCGACTGCACCGGCTGGAAGCAATACTTCCCATTGAACCCGCCGCGCAACGTCTTGCACTTGGGTGACAACTGGAAGCCTGGATATCCGTCCACCGCCTTTTCCAGGAAGAACGTCACGGCCTCCGTGCGCAGCGTGATCTCATTCGTTCGCGCAGGGCGCCACCGCCAAGGTGTGTTGGCGTTCAGGACGTCGAACGCGGTGCGCTCCGTGTCCGTGCTGCGCGCGCTGCCCGCGGGGTCGCCGTATGCGCCAATCACGGTCAGGTGCGAGTAGTGCTGCTTCCAGTATGTGTCGAGCGTCTTGGCGAACCGGCTGATACCCGCGTCGGTCGCCACCAATTCATCGAAGACGACCACGCGGCCGTCTGGCTGCTGCTGAAGGAAGGCCACCGCCGGTGTCAATCCAAAGTCGATCCCGAGCACTACGCCAAGATTCGGCGCCGGCATGATGTCGTTCTGTGGAACGTGGAAGGTGTCCCGGAACGCCGGGTACACCACCTTACCGATCCGCTGCGCAACAAACTGCGCATGCACGAAGCGGCGGCACCAATCCTCGTCGTTGGAGTCGAGCAGGCGCTGGTAATAGCCGCGCGGGAGGTTAACCACGTTCTCCGCGTCGGGCTCCATACCACCGGGCTGGATGAAGAACTCCCACGACTTCGGGCAGCTCATCAGCTTTTCGTGTACCCAGTGGTCGGGGTCGGTCATGTTCGACGTGAGCAGCAAACCCGACCAGTAACACCCGCCGTCGCGCACGCTCGGATAGCGGCCGACACGCCCGAGCGCTGCCTGGATGATCTCGAACGGAACCTCGGATACCTCGTCGAACCACACGCCCGTGAACTCAAACGAGCGCAGCTTCTCCGCATCTTCCGGCCGGTCGAGCGGGAAGAACAGCACCTCGATTTCCAGATCCACCGTGCTGATGTTGTGGACGATCGGTGAGCCCATAGTCACGCGGCCGAAGTCGTGCGGCTGCCATGATTGCCATGTCTTGATTGTCGCGCCCACCAGATCCCGATACGTCGGGCGGATCACCGCCCACCGTGAGCGGCGCTTTCCATCCGGCCCGATCGGTTGCAGGGATGACAACATCAGGATCGTCATTACCGCGGTGGAAGACTTAGCCGAGCCGACGGGGCCCATCAGCACACGCACGTCGGCCATGCTTTCCATGAAAGCGCGGGCTTTCGGGCCAGGGGGCTCAAACGAGACGACGCGGTTATTCATTGTGTGCAATCTCCGCGCGGGGCGCCTGCGGTGTAACTCCGTTGATGACGAACGTCACAGTTCCGGCGCCGGCATTCGGATCCTTGTCCTTCATAAGGCCCGCCAGTCTCATGCGCAGCTCAGTCACTCTAGCGAGTGCCGTTGCGTTCTTCGTCTGCACCGCAAACGCGGCCGCCGTTGCGAGTTCCTTCATCGCTGCATCGAAGTCGTAACCGGCCTTCTCGCGCAGTTCGGCGCGGCGTCGCTCGAGTTCTGCCACGATCAGCGGATTGCGCGCCAGGTCACTGGCCCGGCTTTCACTGAATCCGGCTTCGCGCGCCGCCACTGGGCCAGACTTGCCCGCGATCCGGCCGTCGATGTATTTCAGATGACGGTCGTTAAGCCTCACAATACGCGGCACGCTTAGCCTCCCACGCGTTCGCTGACACGATCTGCCATCGGGGTCCATACGCTCTTGTGGTGTAGGCCGCAATACGACGACCCCGGAACCGACGGCGCACCGCAAAAAGCCAGCAGGCCAGTACGTTCAAGCCGTCCGCCGTGGAATTGGCAACGTGGGTAGTACCAATTCATGCGCGTCCCCGAGCCTTCGCCAAGTTGAAGATCGTCGTGATGAGCCACGGGTTGGAACCGAGCCCGCTTACCTCGAGCATGTCATGGAGGTTCGGATTGGCCTTCGCCATGCGTTGCACTTCCTGCTGCGCCACCTTCAGATTCGTGTCGTAGTCGTTCGCCCACTGGCGCTGAAGCAGGAGCTCCGCCTGCTGTGTCGCTACGTTGCGTTGTTCGGCGGTGGGAGGGTTCGCAGCAGCGGCATTCCACAAGCGGCCGATCTCGTTGCCGATACTGGCCGGCACGCCTTCGCTGACGAACAACTGGCGGACCGCCATGTCCTGCGCCTGGTCAACCTGAACGTTGGACTCGACGGCGCCGAAGTTGTACGCCGCAGCGTTGCCGGGACCGGTGAACACTGCAGCGTCGATCGGGTCGACGCTCGGTGGCGGGGCGGCGGACTTGGGCGCGGTGACGGGCGGATCGAAACTCTGATCAGGGCCGGCCGCCGCATCCGCGGCCAGCATCGCATCCGCTTGCTCACGCGTCCACACGCCGCGGTCAACAAGCGCCGATGCCATCGTCTGCTCGGCGCTTTCCGTGCCAGTCGTTTGGATGTCGTCCATCACGCGGCTCCCAGAGTCGTCTGCAGCCACGCACCGATGCGTTTTGCCTTCACATCCAGCCCCTCAACAAGGCGCGGTTCCGGAACCAGCGTTGCCCACGAACAGCCAAGGCGCGCGAGCTCGGTTCGCACGTCGCCTGCGAGCTGCGCCTCACCCAAGTGCGCCGCCTCCAGGTCGATGCGCGCGGTACCGTCGAGTGCTACGTGTAGGTCGGTGTTCGCCTTCATGAGTTCCCGGTACGCGTCCGCAAGCACAGCCGCCGCAGCAGCAACCGTGACCATCTTGTCGGCCCGAATCGCAGCAAGGCGCGCTGCGTCCTTCCTGCGGCTTTTCAGCGCTGCGGCCTGGGCAGTGGCCACCGCTTCGCCGTGACGCTGCTGCGCGACAGCAAGCGCGCCGCGTAATGCGTCCGCACGTTCTCGAGCGTCGCCGGCCTCACGCAGCAAGGCAGCGACCCGAGGCGAGCCAACGCCGTCCTCCAGCAGAGCTTCGGCATAGGCGCCTCGCGCTGCCGTGGCGGCCTGCTCGGCAACCTGCTGCTCGTGAGACAGCGCAGCGATTGTCTGCTCGAGCCTTTCCGGGGTTTGCTTTCCGAACATCGGCGGTTTCCTTGGTTGTTACGATTTTCGTAACACATTGAAAATAAACAACTTTCACTGGATTCATTATGCCGATTTGCAGCCCCGTAAACAAGAAAAATTTTGGAGTACTTGACAAAATTTTTTCGCCGTCAGGATGAAATCTAAAATCGCGCGGGGACTTGCCCCCGACGATGCACGCGGCCGGCCGAATTCTGGCCCCGCCCCACCGCCCATCCCCCTGTCGGCTTTCGGGTCCCATCTACGCCCGCTGGCATGCCCCAGCGTCGAAGGTGCGGCGGGCGGCGCGCCCTTGCAACCCGAACGGGCAGAGCGTTTGATTAAGCATCAGAGAGCCGTAGGCTGGACAGGCTTGTGCGTCAACGCTGCGGTCAGGGCAGGGCGCTCGCTGGTCGCACACTGGTCGCGTTCGGCGCATCGATGTGTGGGTACAGGTGCAGGTAACAAAGCCAGCGGCGCGGCGCGCTTTGCCGATCGGCCACCGCTTGTGGAAGGCTGTTCCGTCGTACCGGCCTAGAACGATGCGCAGGCCGCCTCGCGCACGGGGCGTGCTTTGCGGGCGCAATGCCAGCCTCTACCACGTTGGGCGGCAGGATGCCCGGCGAAGCGCCCGGGTGGGTCGTACCAGATTGGCGGGCAAGTTGGGCAACACGACACACACACTCTCTCTAACCCTTGTGTGGTGGTGTGTTTACGTGTTGCCCATGGCTGTCATGGGGGTGGGCAAGTTCACGGGCAACACGAAAACGAAGGGCAACACGTGGTCGTCAACTTGCCCACGGTTCGCCGATCGGGTTGCCCAGGATGGTCAACACGTGGGTATCAATACCAGCAAGGGTTTGCGGTCAACTTGCCCAACTTGCCCATGTGTCGGGCGTATGGGTGCCGCGACCGTGAAAAAGCCGCCCGAAGGCGGCCTATGAAACTACGCATCGGTAATCAGTTGAAGATGTCGCCGGCTGTTTTTGCCCTGGCTAACTCAGCTGTTGAGCCCGGCAAAATCCACATCCATTCACCGTTTTTCGAACCTTCAGCCTTCTTTGTGAGGACGCCCAGCGCTTCACGTGCACGGCGCAGCGTCTTATCGCTGATACCCGCATCTTTCGCGGCTGACTGCACTTCCTTGCCGGGCTTCGGCCCGTCCTGCAGTTGCTCGTGAATGAATCGCGCTGCCCGACTCACGGCAGTGTCTGTGTCGCGTGTTTTCTTTTTCTCGAGTGCTTCATCTGCGCTGCGTTCTTCGGTGCGTTCTTGCCACACTGCCTTCGACGTGGCGATGCCGCTGCCGAGTGTCACGCCTTCGACTGTGAAGAAAAACGACGTGCGATCGTCGCCAACATTGTTCTTGGCAGGGCTCATTGTGCGCAGCGTGTCATCGTCCGAATCACGCGCCACGATGTAGACGGCGCGCGCTTGCGCCGCAAACGCACCGGAGCCGGTCACGCGGCTCAGTGCATTCGATTCGGATGATTTGTTCAAGTGGCTGATGGACAACAGGGCGGCGCGGCGCGACTCGGCCAGCTTCGAGATCATGGACAGCGCGGCCCGTACCTCGGCGTTCTTGTGGCTGTCCGTTTCGCCCATGAAGGCGCTGATCGGATCGACGATGATCAGCCGCAAGTCCGCGAGCTTGTCGGCCAATTCGCCGAGCAGTGGGACATCACTCGTCAGGTCGAAGGCGCGCATCCCATCCTGTCCGTTTTTCAGCTTCGCGGGCACGCCGTCGAGCACGTAGACGCGATTCAGATCGGCGCCGGCGGCTTCCAGGCGCGGCCGAATGGTGTCCGCGACGTCATCCTCCATCGTGAGCATCACTACGTCACCCTGCAGGCATTTCGAGCCGTCAGGCAGCGTGCCCCCCACGCTCACTGCCGCAGCCAGATAGATCGACAGCTGTGACTTGCCGAGCCCGGGCTGCCCGGCGATGATGCTGTGCTTGCCGAGCGCGAATACGCTGGGCCACAGCCATTCAATAGGGCGTGCCTGCACATCCGCCACGCGCGTCACGTAGAGGGGCGGCATGGTCGGTTTCGTCGGCTGTTCGACTTTCTCGAACACGGCTTCGGCCGCCATGCTGCCCGGCTGCTCCTGACCGTACTTGAACGCATGCGCCACCTTGGCCGACAGTTCATCGGTGTCCCACGGTGGATTGCAGCGTTCGTTCCAGTGCTCAAGCATCAGCTCTACCGCCTGCTGCTGTGTCGCGCCGAAGTCCTTCAATTTGGCCGCCACCTTGTAGGTTATGGTGTCGCCGCCTTCGCCCTCGGTTGCCACGGGGGCCGTCGCCAAGTAAGTAATGGCGCGCTGCTGCGCGCGATCGGCGTCGACTCCGGGCAGTGGCGTGCGATCGGCGGGCGCCGCTTCGGCGGCTGTCCCGGCGCTGCGTACGAGCCGATACAGCCACTCCGGCGCGCGCTGAATACGCTTGTGCGGGTCGACGAAGTGATAGGTGTAGTCGTCGACGGTCGAACCCGGCGCCACGATATAGCCATTGTGCCCGCGCACGTCGATGTGGTTGCCGACCTTCGATACCGAGCTGCCAACTGGGCCTGCTGCGTAGAAGATCATGTGCCGGCCGCGGCGCGTCTTGTTTTCGAGCGTTGCGGGCAGGGGCTTATTGGTCGCGACGAGATCAGCGAGCGCGGCTTCACCTTCAGGCCCATCAATATCGAGCACGAAGATGCTCGTGTCGTTGCACACATCGCACCGGATCCCGATATTGAAATTGTCCGTGCTGAACGCCTGGCGGATGAGGTGCGCGTCACGTGTTGCGTCCTTGAATCCGTTACTTCCGTACGGCGGTTTCTTGGACCCGGGTGCGAGCGGAAACACGTTGAACCCACGATGCTGTGCGAGGGAAAGGGCTTGCTCACGCAGGTTCATTTAGCCCCCTTTACGCCGTCGCGAAATTTCCAGGCGTCGATAGCAACCTCGACCGTAGGCGGGAGGGCGCGCATCCAGTTCCGCGGATCCTGACGTCGACGCGAAATGTGCTCGATATCTTCGTCCGACGAGACGCATGCGAGTTCGTCAAAATCCAGCATCGCATCGACGAGAGGGCGCCAGCCGGCAATCCTGATGTCGAAGCGGTATCGGCCGATGAACAGGTGGAGTTCAGTGCAACCGGCGGGAACGTCACAGGTCGAAACGTCGAGTGCGTCGACCTCCGGCGGCAACCCATAGATCATCCACTGGTGGATGCAACGGCGGATGGATTGCACATCGTCGGTACAACGAATAGAATCTGAATCACCGTAGGTTGTTTTTTGTTGGGGCCGATACGCATTCAGGGCGTGTCGGTCCTTTTTCTTTTCGGTCATGTCACGCCTCCGCATGTTGCGCAGCGAGTGCTCGCTGCGAGCGTTTTACGGAGAAAGGCACTTCGCCGGCGGCAGTGGCCGCGCGATGTTCAGCAATGCGCGCCTCGAGCCAAGCGTCGACTTCAGACTCGATCCAGACGGAACGTGTCTCGAAAAGCTTGACGGGACCGGGGAAGCCGCGGCGCTTCACATAGTCATACAAACACGTCTTGCTGACGCCACCAAGCTTTGCGCGCACTTGCGCAGAAGAGAGCATCTTCATGGAATTCCTTCAAGGTTCGATATTCAGAACCTCGGCGGACGCGAACGGCGGCGGAAATAGAAAACGCCCCGATGCGTGGCCGATGGTCGGCTTCGCTATCGGAGCGTCTTGGGGGCGGCAGGTCAGATATGTCTGGCTGCCTCGCGATAATCTCTGGCGTATGAGATTGATGGCGACCGGCCGCCTTATCCTTCAGCTCGGACAGGCAACGCGAGGCATGAACGCATCTTAGAGCGCACGTTTTAGCCAGGGCAAGGGCTTTTTAAAACGAGTTGCGATTTTCGTAACATCACCCAACTGCACGAATCGCGTGCACGTTGTCCGCCGACGCGGGCGCGTGGCTTTCGCAATATGCGGCCCACTCGTCCATCAAGCGCCGCCGCTTTTCGAAGAGGTCGCCGCGGCGATAGGCGGCTTCCACCTTGTTATCGATCGTGTGCGCGAGTGCCATCTCGCGCAGATCGCGCGGCCAGGCAGTCATCTCCGCCGCCCAATCGCTGAACGTCGAGCGGAAGCCGTGCACGACGATCGGCCGATTGTCCTGCTTCGGGTCGACCCAGATCGGCGGCGGCGGATCCTTCAGCTTTTCGCCGTTCATGCGCTTGATGACCGCCAGCAACGTAGCGTCTGACATCTCTTCGTTTGGCTCGGTGCCTGGGAACACATACGGTCCCTGCTTGTGTCGCGCCAGGTCGCGGACGATCTCAACCGCGCGTGCTGGCAGGGGTACTTTGAACTCCGTGCGCTTCGACTTCTTTCCCTTCATGTGGTCGGCGGGAATCGTCCACACCGCGTGCTCGAGATCGAATTCGTCCCAGGTGGCGGCGCGCAGGGAGCCGCTTCGAACGGCAGTGAGAATCAGCAATTCCAGCGCACGAGCAGCGAGCCCGGGACGCTGGCGCAACGCGACCACGAATTCGTTGATACGGGTGTAGGGCAGGGCCGGCTGCGGCTTCTCTTGCTGGACGTCGGCGGGCGCAGGCAGCACCAGCGCGAGGTGGTTCCTCCATCGTGCCGGATTGTCGCCCTTGCGGTAACCGTGGACTGTGGCGTACCCGAGGATTGTTTCCACCCGACTGCGGACCCGAGATGCCGTCTCGTTGAGCTCCCACCATATCGGCTTCAGCACCTTGAGCACGTGGGGTGTGTCGATGCTCGCGACGGGCAGTTGGCCGATCACGGGGCTGACGTGCGTCGCGAGCGTGTTCTGCCACGCAGTTCCGTTCTTCGGGTTGTCGGCAAGGAATTCGGCTGCACACTGGTCGAAAGTTCGGTCAGCTGCCGCGGCCAGTTCGGCCTGCTTTCTGGCCGCGTCTTTGGCCCGCAGCGGATCGACCCCTTGATCAAGCAGCTTGCGGAGCTCATGGGCCTTGCCGCGGGCTGCCTTGAGCGGCACCTTCGAAAGCGGGCCCAGGCCAACGGTTCGCAGCTTGCCTTTGCCGTCTTTCCCTACGACCGCCCGGTCGCGGTACCGAAACACCCAGGTCTTGGACCAGTCACCATCGGCTTGCTCACGAATCTGCAGGTATAGACCGCCACCATCGCCAAGCAGCCCCGGCTTCGTCGGGGTCTTCGATATTTGCCCTACGGTTAGATTCAT